AGACAGCGACCTCCGTCTGGCCGGTTCGGATTCGTACCTCACAGAGGTCTTTCCTCGTTACCAGTGCCGTCACTATGACGGTTAAACAGATGACAATCAGGGCGATTAACATCGCCTTTTGCTGCTTCATAGCCTGCTTCTCCTTGCCTTTCGGCACGTAAGAGGCTAACCTACATGTGTTCAGCATGGATTGGCCTCAGATTAATGTTAAGCGTCTTGCAGGACGCGTAATGTTAACTGGGGCTTTTCTCTATCTGCCTTTTGGTGTTCATGCCTGAGGCAGATAGCCTCAAGCACCCGCAGCAATTCTACTTAACTCTCCTTTTCCCGCAAACCGTTTTTATCCCCATCGGCAAATCGAATACACCACCAGCGCCACCGCCATCGCAATTCCTACCGTTGTGAATGCTTCAGGCCAGCTCACTTATCCCCCTCCTCATGACCTCCCCGCTCCCACGGGATGACCAGATCAACATCCACCTTCGCAGCAGCTATTTCCTCCTGTGGAAGGGTGCCATAAAATTTACGAAGACTTTTCGACATTCTCTCGAAAAAATTAGCCATGTATAAAACACCATCCCCCGCATCCTCTCTGATGCACGAACTTGTATACGCCTTTAGCAAATCCAGAAACGATATACGTAATGCTCCAGCACACGTATCAAATAAATCCTCATCCTGATCACCTTCAATGTAGGGAATTATCATATACGGCGGCACTGATACCCACACCTCAACATCATCAGCACAACTAACACTGATACTCGCAGAGAACGATTCAGGGACATCATCCTCTGGTTCAGAGCCAGTTAATGGCACGCTCCATTCCTCACCAGTCCAGACGAATTCTTCCAGTAGCTCAACCCCATCGTTCGGTAACACTTGTGCTGGCGGCGCTGCGTAAAGTGGTGTTATTTCTGCCCGAAAGTCACCTATTTCATGCAGTCGCACCCACCGTTCGGCTTCTACTTTGTCAGAATACAGAGCAGTGAACGTATTATATTCATTGTCAATTTGCGTGAAGGTTGCCTTCCACGCCACTGGCTCTGCTTCCAGTGATGCCAGAGCAATCCGTGCCACTTCCATTTGTTCGCTACGAGTAAGCCCGTTTTCAAGCGGATTTTTAATGAACAATTCAATACGTTCTTTGGTGATAGCGTTCATGTGTCATTCCTTAACCTGCAACTGCTTCTTAACCAGTTTACGTAGATGTGCCACAGCCATAGAAAGAGTTTCCACCGCTCGTTTATCCAGCTGTGGGGACAGAGACACCAGTTCGTTTATTGCGATCTCAATTCCCTGTGCCTGCACTGTGGGAGCTGGCGGCACACGATACAGCGGAATTACACGACGCGGGTCTGCGTATTTATCTGGAGGACAAGGTAATAAATAACCTAAACCAATTTGCTCAACATCTCGCAGTTCCTCGTCATCAGTCCATGCAACTGGTTCTGCTTCCAGCGATGCCAGCGCGATACGAAACACATTGGCAAGCAGGCTGCTTGAAGATTGGTTATCGTGCGCCGGGTCGCTCAGGAAACCAGTGATGAATGATTTAATTTCCGCGTTTTCTCTGGTAGTAGTGGTCATTTGTTAATCCTCAAAACTTTATGCCCGGGCGCAAAAGCACGTGTTTTGTCTTTACTTATTCGCCACCCGTCTTTACGGGCTTCTTTTGCACAACCAGACCATGACGTACCGATATACTCACCGAAGTCTGGCACTGGATATACACCTTCCGTACACTGGCGGCAGTCACAATAGAGATGCATGGTGTAACTTGCGGCAATAGCCATATCAGTCTCCTTTAGTGCGCATATAACAGTGATTTTTCCAGCGGTTTTGCTCTCCTGCGCTCTCCCCCAAGCGCATAACGTGCTTCTACCGGGTCTTTGTCTTCATATTCATAATTGACGCTTTTAACCATCGCTACACAGCACTCATTGCAGCATCTATAGGACATAAGCTCGCCATCAAATTTCCATGTTGTGCTGCGGTGTATTTCACCCTTTGAGATTTTTCCGGCGCATATGTGGCATGTATATTCACCGCGAGAGGTAACGATTTTATTCGATAACTCAATATCGAATGGCGCACCAAAATCACCTTCAAAAAGATAAAAATCCAGAGCGTCTCCTAAATCTTGTTTACTGTATCTCTGCTGCTCTTTTGTGGTAATGGTCATTTCAGTTTTCCTTATATGGATTAATTTTATTGTGCAGTGCGTTGAACGGGGCCCATACAACGTCGTTATACAATTCAATAACGGGCTCAATTACTTTTCCGATTCCCCATACCAGAATTAAAGGGGATATCGGTATCATCAATACGATAAACAGAATGAGAAACAGAAATTCTGTCGCTCTACTTTTTCGCGGATATTTTTTTCTGAATAATGTAGTCATTTCTTACCGCCCTTTCGGGCGGCCCCCTGACATTAATCGTTGTGATAACTCATAGCTTCATTTGCAGCATCAACTGGATCAACATCCCACCAGCAATAATTTGGGTCGGCTCCTTCAGGTGTCCACGGCTCTAATTCATTTTTTGCCGCATTCTCGTCGCCAGTAATTTTAAAAATCTGCTCAGAAAATTTCCTCACCCACTCGTTATATTTTTCCGCATTAATGGTTTTCTGTGTATTTAACATAGATATACCTCCAGTTAAGGATTTGATTTTATTTACAGTGCTAAATTTATTTATTCAGTTCTGGATTTTGTCGCCCTGCGTATCCGCGCTTTCGCGTTACGCTCAATCTGAATTAACTTTTCTATATTTTTCCGTCTTTCCTGTTCCTCCTGGCGCAATAGCCTTACATCATCTGCCAGTCTGGTTTCTCTTTTCGCCACTGAGAGCATCCAGTCAAACGGCTCCACAACTGCACCGCAGATTTTACAGCGGACCTGACGCTCTTTTTCGTCAACCCGGACAGAGGCGTGATGGCAATATGGTCTTTCCGATGGCTCATAAAGAAAATTAACCTGATTACGTGGGTCATCCTCTTTTGCCGGAAATAAAACAATATTACTTAACTCATCTTCTGGTTTTATTTCCATACTCCTCTCCTTTGATATGAATGCCAGCAACACGTAGTTCATGTTCTAAGTCAGCCAGATAAAGCCAGCAGCCATTTTCTTTAGGTATCATGACGTGGCGCTCATCATCATTTATCGGATGTCCATATCGAAGGCCGTAGCGAGTCGGCAAATGAACTTCCCGCGCTTCCAGCTCTTTAATGCGTTCCTCGAGTTCGTAGACTCTGCATTGTTCTTTATCATCAATCAGATATAACCCAAGACATTCGCTTTCTACCCAGCCACCGAAATCATGATCGTAACGCTCACACGAAAACTCACCATCGCTGTCCTTTGTTGGAATGGTGTAACTGTCTAATGGGCCGCCATACGTCGGCACATTGCCCAATTTCGGATGCTCAATCCACATGAAAAATGCACGTCCGGTTATAGGACAAATATCTGGTCGCCATTGGTTACTCACTGTTTGCCTCCTGGAAAATAACTGCATGCCCCAGTTTCTCCGCCAGTGCCAGTTCTGCCTTAGCACCTGCTGACCGCTGCCAGCCTTTCAGCATGTAAATCGCATCCACACAACGAATCATTGCCATGCAAATATCCATGTAGTGTGGCTGTGTCAGCCCGTCCGGAAGTACTGCCGGGCTTAAGACTGTATGCCCTTCCCGTTTCAGTTCCTCTTCCGCATTGTGGAACGCCTCACGGTTGAAATTTTTATACCCGGTCATTGGACCGGCGATATAGACTCTCACCCTCACCCCATCACCTCCTGAAAGTTTCCCCGATAAAACGCCAGCACTCGCTGCATAACCTCACTCTTCCGGCACTCGCGACAGATTATGTTCTGGCTCCTGTCGTAGCGGCGTATCTCTCCGTCTGGTAACTTCCGAATCAGCGTCTGGTCAGTTGTTTTCTCCGGTGTCTTACGCCATTCACGATACGCCTGCTCTGATGCAAAAACACCGTATTCCCCGGACATGTATAAATCACCACAAGCCAGTACATCCACAAGGCAGCGTCGGACCGAATGCCAGCCTGCTCCCGTCGCTCTCTCCAGTTGCGACATCGTCATGCGTCCATTTTTGCGTACCAATCCGATAATTCGTGCCTTCAGCTCTTCCCGCTGTTCGGGTGTAAAAGGTTTCGCCATAAACCCTCCCGGTAAAATTACTTATCAACTCAAACAAAACCTGCCGCTTTCCTGCGTTCATATTCCTGTTTCAGCAACTCAATTGGCGTTGGTCCCGCAGGACGTATGGGTGCTGCCAGTTGCCTACGGACGGGTGGAACACTCAGTCCGTTACCAACATGCTTTGCCCATTTCGCCAGTTGCCGTTCTGCAAGCCGTTTTAACTCCCCTTCGGTCATCTGGCGCTCAATCCCCTTTGAACGCATCTCGAGACAAATGTGATACAGCACAGGCTGAGACCACGGGTATTTATCGCTTCCGTCGTATCGCCAGGACTCGTTGCGCCAGCGTCGGTACTCCTCCATCACGTTATCCACCGTCAGACCAAATGGATTTGCCCCGCTCTCCGAAATCAGCGCCACAAACTCAGCCAAGTCCGGAGGCCATGTTTCACCTGCCCTGCAACGGTCCATGCACTGGCGGCAGACCAGC